GTTGGTTTGCTCCGCGATCAGTTGGACACCATGCGTCACTATCTTGAAGTGTTGGAGATCCGCGCGGAAATTGAAGATGTTGATTTGTTCTTGACAAGGGGGGCATGGGAAGAATGACTACTGACGAACTGCGTATTGAATACGCCAAGCAGATAGAGCGTGAGGGCTTTGCGGAGATTGTCAAAGAGTACACCCGCGTAAAGAAACTGATCGCCGATGCCGGGGATCTGACGCATGACGAGGTTGTGGAGATCGCGCTACTCGTTTGCCGCGCCAACGGCACGTTTGACCGGGATCCCGTGCGCGGTAGGGGTGTTGGCATTTGACCATCACGTTTAACCGTTTTGCTCTGCTGCCGAAACGCTGCAATAAATGCGGCAGACGGTTTGTATGGGAACCGTACTATTCCTACAAGTATGACCGGGAATTCGGTTTTCAGACATTCGTTATGACGGGCAGAAAATGCCGTGAGTGTATGGATGGGCCAAGGCGATCAGAAACCTAAATACACCCCGGAGCATGGCACATCCTTTTGCGCCGTCACAAGGTTGCCGTTCAATGACATATCCATGCACCAATGCCCACATGAGGCGGTGCAACGGAAGTACGGATCCGGGTGCAAGGTTAGTGTGTATGTGTGCGCAAAGTGTAGGTACGGGGAACGTGACACTCTGTGTGGGGCATGGAAATGTTCCCTATCTGAAAACAAAGTAGGGGGGTCAAATTAATACCCCCCCCTACGGCAAGTAAGGTGTTTTAATGGCAGATTATAACACAGCAAAACGGAACTTTGACGATTACCTGGAGAGTGCAAGCAACTGCATGGCAATCGTGCAAAGCGAACCACGGGGTTCCCCGGAGTGGACAGATGCCCAGCGGGACATGGGGCAGTTTATGACCCGGCTCCGTGACATGAACAACGAGTACGGGTTTTATGACTCCGCCGTGGAGGTGCTTGTTGTTCAAGCCGGACTGGAGAAAGACAACAAGGGGAACATCCTAAAGACCACGGACAACATCTACAGAATCATGCAGTATGATCCCCGGTACAGATTCATCCGCTATAACCTTGTCACGGCAAACGCAGAAGTCCAGCGTGAACGCAACGGTGAAACGGTGATCGAATCCTGGACAGATGCGGACGAGGCCGACAGCAGAAGGTACATTGAGAAGAACTATGGCATATTCCAGTTGAACAAGCACACAGATGCTCTCCGGCTATTGTTCCGGGATCGTGAGTACAACCCCATTATAGACCTAATCGAGCCGGTCAAATGGGACGGAGAAAAACGGTGTGAGCGGTTCCTTACCACATGGGGCAAATGCGAGGACAGTCCTTACACACGGGAAGTATCCCGTCTGATCTTCGCCGGTGGCATTTGGCGTTTGTACCAGCCTGGGTGCAAGTTTGATGATGTCCCCATCCTTATCGGCGTCAAACAGGGCGAGGGCAAATCTAGCATTATCCGTTTTCTTGCCATCAATGACAAATACTACGGAGAGTGCAGTCTGTTTGACGGGCAACAGGCTATTGAGCAGCTCTCCGGCAAATGGATCTGCGAAATCAGCGAACTGTTGGCCCTAACACGAAAAAAGGAGGTAGAAGCATCCAAGGCGTACATCACTCGCACATTCGACCATTACCGCAAGCCGTTCGACAAGAACCCGGTTGACTTGCCACGCCGGTGCATCTTCCTGGGGACGAGCAACAACCCCACTCCGTTGGTGGACACGCAGAACCGCCGGTGGTATCCAATCGTCATGCGCACATCCGGCTATGACCTGTTTGAGCATGAGGCAGAGATCCGGGAGTACATCCTGCAATGCTGGGCGGAAATGCGTGATAAGTACAAAGCACACAGCAAGGACGCTCAGAACTTCGCCAAGCGTGAATTGCTGGAAACCTACCGGGAGAAACAGGACGAGGCACGGCAGGATGACTGGCGTGAGGGTGCTATCGCATCTTATCTTGAAACCAAAGGTACAGGGGAATATGTGTGCATCAGGGAGTTGACCAACAAAGCCCTTGCCAACGGCGGTGTTGGGCATGACCCAAGCGTGGTTGAAAGTAAGGATTTAGGCATGATTATGGCAAGGATGGACGGGTGGGTAAAGGCCGGTTTGCACAATTACCCGGAGTATGGGAGGCAGCGGTCATGGCAGAAAACCGCTCCCATTGACCCGCAGATGGAACTGCCGTTTTAAGGAGGAATTATATGGAAGAAGAAGTACCTGTTAAGCGCAAGAGGGGAAGACCCAAAGGCACGGGTCATAAGATAACTGTACAGGACGCAAACGAGCGGAACAGGGGCGGCAATACATCCCTTGTTCTGCCGGGACTCCAATCCGTTGCGCTAAAGGAGAATGACAACGGGGCCGCTGTCCCGGATCTGATCTCCGCTTGCATGACAATCCGGCAGACCGTGGACATTGATGACCCGGAGTCTTTGAACAACGCCCTGGCGCAGTACATCCAGCTCTGCTCCATGTCCGGGATGAAGATAAGCAACTCAATGCTTTACTTCACCTGCAATGTGACCCGGACGATGGTCTATGACTGGTTCCACGGGCGCACGAAAAAGGCAGACCCGGAGTACAAGCGGTTTGCCAGCCTTGTCAAAGAGATATGCTCCGCTGCGAGAGAGCAGTACGGGCTGGAGGGTAGCGTGAACCCCATCCTTACCATCTTCCATCAGAAGTATTACGATGGTTTCCGGGATGACCCTCAGATTGACACGGTCAATGATCCGCTGGGCGAGAACCAAGACCCGGCGAAGCTGGCGGAGAAGTACAAGGATATTATCGTTGACTGAAAACAAAGTGGGTGGGTCATTTCAAGACCCCCCTCAGAGAAAGGACGATTCTATGGATACTAACTCCAGAAACAGGGGCAAAGTGAGCGGCGGCATTGGTTTTCCCGGTGCGCTGTTCATCGCTTTTCTTGTGTTGAAGCTAACGGGCGTTATCGGCTGGTCTTGGTGGTGGGTAACATCTCCGCTTTGGATCGTTGCCCTTATCGCCATTTTACTCGCATTCATAACTGTGGTGGTGGACAAGTGAGCGGCCTTTACATCACAGACCACGCAGAAGGGCGGTTCAAGGAACGAACCGGCTTGTCCAAACGCCTGGTCACCAAGAAAGCGCAGGAGGCCTTGGAGCATGGGATCTCCCACGCTGACACCACAGGTGCGCTGCGCAAGTACTTCGACAAGCTCTACATGGCACAAGAGAAAGCTAACAACATCCGGGTATACTGCGGTACGGTCTATCTGTTCGCATATGACACTCTGCTGACCGTGTTCCCGCTCCCGCAGAACCTTCGCAAAACAGCCATACTTTTACAGAGAAAAATCAATCAAAGGACGGATGGTGTGAATGGTTAGGGAAGATATATTCTGCGCTGATGTGCGGAGAGTTCTCCGTCTTATTGAGCAAATCCGCAAGGATACAGGGTACAGTACAGACCAGGTTCTTATGGCAATGCTTGTGGTTGCCACGGCGTGTAACAGCAATGAGAATCGGCCTTATTGATGTAGACGGTCATCACTTCCCAAACCTTGCGCTCATGCGGATCTCCGCTTATCACAAGTCCCGTGGCGATGATGTGGAGTGGTGGTGGAGCGATTTTGTTCATTACGATATTGTGTATATGAGCAAAATCTTCTCTGACGCCTACTTGCCGGATGTGCCGGAGCCGATGAACGCAGACCTTATTATTAAAGGCGGCACGGGATATTGTATAAGCCTTGGCGATGATGGTAGGGAGCATTTTGACAAGAGTAAAAATAATTTGCTCCCTACAGAAATTGAAAGCTGTTTCCCGGACTACTCCATTTACCCGCAACATGACTTTGCGATTTCTATGACCAGCCGTGGATGCAGTAGGCATTGCCCGTTCTGCCATGTATACGACAAAGAGGGCGCAACGCACAAGGTAGCAGATGTTTCAGACTTTTGGAGAGGTGGGCAGAAAGAAATCGTTGTGCTTGACCCAAACATTACTGCGTGTAGGGAAAAGCGGGATCTCATGCGCCAGTACAGAGAAACAAACGCATACATTGATTTCAGCCAAGGTCTTGATATTCGTCTGCTTAATGACGATGATATTAATGACTTGAACCACATGAGGTTGAAACGGCTCCACTTTGCATGGGACAATCCGCAGGATAATCTGTACGAAAAATTCAAGGCGTTCGATGAAAAGTACAAGCGCAAGCACCGCAGTTACAAGGTTTGCTATGTGCTGACAAACTACAACAGTACTATGGGGCAGAACCTTGAGCGGATCTACAAACTCAAGGAACTTCACTACGATCCGTATGTCATGGTGTATGACAAGCCCCATGCGTCCAGGGAGATTCGTCTGCTCCAACGATGGTGCAATAATAAGTACATCATGCAGAGTTGTCCAAGGTTTGAGGATTTTGACCCGTCAAAAGCATAAAACCAAGGCCGTAAAGCGGTTCCCATAACCGAAAGCGTGATGCCTGGTTTTTGGCCCTCCCACAAAACAAGTGGGGGGGTCATTTTTATACCCCCCCTATCGTATTCAGAAAGATATTTGCACATGACTATAACGCCGTGCCGTTATACCGTGCGCAAGATGTACGCAATCATGTACACCTGGGCCAGCTCTCCGTTGCAAACTTCGCCCACTTATCACAATGGTTTGCAACTGGATTCAGTTGCAGAAGTTATCGTATTCTCTCCAGCAATTACACTTTCCGTGTAACTACTGGAGCAAATACAGGCACTTTTCAAAACCGCCTGGAAAGTCACAGAAAGACGCAGAAAGGCCAAAAATCGGCGATTTCGCACTTTACATCGTTAAAGCAGGGGAGGGCCTCGCCTCCTGGTGCTTTTATGCGATCTGCATTCACTTTTCCAGCTCCGCCGGATCCGCTCCGGCTTGTGCTATACATTGGTCAATGTATGCGGACAGCATGCCGGCAACTTTTTTGTTTTGCGCTGCTGCTATGGCCTGGAATTGGTTATACTTTGCAATCGGTATTTTGCAAGCCGCAACTTTGTAATTCTCTTTGTCAAACTGTTGTTGATATTGTCTTGTCTTTTCGCTTTTCTTTGTTCCCTTTGGCATTGGCATGAAATCAGATCCTTTATTATTAGAATAATACAATATTATATACCAATATAAAGCCAGGTTAA